CCCTGTGCTCCTTAAATACTAAGACAGCATGGAGGTGTTCACGATCGGTCTTGCCTCTCTCAGTGACTACATAACTGTGAACCGTTGAGCTTTTGACCCATTTCAGAAACTTGTCACGTGCATCGTGAGAGTAATCTTCCTTAGTAGAGATCGTAATGTTGAATGTCTGAGTTGAGGGATGAGGGATTGAGGGACTACCCAAGGGGCGTCCCTCAAAGTTTGGCTGATCTGGCATAGTGTCGGTCATACTATGTTTTCACTCCGGACTCTCCACTTAAATACTACGGGACACAATATGAAAAATACATGTTTTATTCAAAATAAATCTAGCACCAGCGGGCACCAGTAGCAAAAAAAACGAGCGCTGCGCCTCGTTGTCGTCGCTCACGCTCCTGTCGTCGCGTTCGCTCCTCCGCCTCGTCTGCGCTCGTCTTACATTTTTTTGCGGAGATCTGCCTCCGGCGGCCGCGGGCAGGGGGATTAGCATAAATCTAGGCATCCTTGTAATATAATTTCGTGTAAAAACTGTTGAGAAGGCCCACGTTGTTGACATCCTGCGGTGTTCCATACCAGTCATATGCGAGAATAACGATGCGATAATCGTAGAATTTCACTTGAGATGTGCTGGCATCTTCATATTTGATGACTCCATTACGACCAAATTTAGCGCCGGGAATCCACATTTGAAATGGACGGCCACTCTGGCCAGAACTAGTAGTTCCACTAGGCACACCACTAGGCAGAGTACTAGTAGGAGCAGCATTAGACGTATTCAATGTGATACGCTTAGTAGCAATAATAGTATAGCGCTCAGTATTCATCTGATCAATGATCTTGTTATCCACAATATTCTTAAAGAGTGTAGCTCGATTAAAGGGCTCACCCTTGGATCCACGGACCAACATAATCCGGAAATGTACATGAGCACGCTGGAGAGCAGCTTCCACAAAACCCTTGATAAGCAGACCACGTACAGAAATGGAATCACCAATGCGATTACCCGTACCGGCCATAGGGTCCCCAGTGCCGGGATTAGTGACAAATGGATTGGTACCCAGTAGAGTGATATTATTATGCGGGAGATTAGTACCTACAGCTTGAGTCTGAGCAGACTCCTTAGTTTCGATCATTCGAGTGAGACGTTGCACGCCTGCATTAGCTCGACGGACTGACGCGGTGAGAACCCTAGCATACCCAGTCCTACCACGACTAGCAGCGCTACGAGCGCGTTTAGCATACGGTTTACGTGAGGCGACTGAAGAACTGCGCTTACGCTTTGCATATGGCATTTCATTACAAAAAAATTCATCCCTTAAATACTCAGGAGGGGGCCTTGAAATCATGAGCTCCATGGGGTTCGAAATTCTCGTCGAATCGCTTGAGCAAGCGTGTCTCCTCCGCACACGGGGTCACGATACCATTGCGATATTCGTAGTACATGTACGCCTTCTCGACCAACTTCCGTTTGTCAGCGATTGGCACTAGATCTCGGAGATTGAACATCCTGTGCTTGAGATAGCAGAGAGAACCTTCTGGGGTATTCTCGAACTCGCTAGACTCCCATCCGGTAACATGGTCAGTGATATAAGTAGCTGCTTCGGTTCCCTTGCGCTTTCGACCTGTCGTCTGAAGAAATTCTTGTGTTGCTTGCGCGGGAAAATAGTGCTCGATCTTTTCTCGATCGTAGGTGTCCCAGAGGACTTCTCGACCCGTCTCTTTTTGGAGATATTCGTCGTACCATGCATGGGAGTACAATACGTGCACTTGCACAGCAAACTTACCGATTGAGGTCGGGTGAAACGGTTTGACAAACCGCTGGTAGACATTTTCCTGTATCTTACGTGCTTCCCTGTGCTCCTTAAATACTAAGACAGCATGGAGGTGTTCACGATCGGTCTTGCCTCTCTCAGTGACTACATAACTGTGAACCGTTGAGCTTTTGACCCATTTCAGAAACTTGTCACGTGCATCGTGAGAGTAATCTTCCTTAGTAGAGATCGTAATGTTGAATGTCTGAGTTGAGGGATGAGGGATTGAGGGACTACCCAAGGGGCGTCCCTCAAAGTTTGGCTGATCTGGCATAGTGTCGGTCATACTATGTTTTCACTCCGGACTCTCCACTTAAATACTACGGGACACAATATGAAAAAT